TCGGACTCTTCGTCCTCGGCATCTTCATCTTCGGACTCCTCCGCGGGCTTTTCAGCCTCGGATTCGTCCGACTCGTCATTGTCAGAGAGCTTTTCTTCTTCGGCGTCGGTCTTGGGATCAGCTTCGGTCGGCGCCAGTTCATCTAGCCCGACTAGTTTTTCGCTGATCGACATAACGTCGAAATCTTCCACCTCTGCGGCCGGAGCCGCGTCATCTGTCGCCATGAGCTTAAACCTCTCAAGTAGGAACCAGGATGTACGTCATCCAGACCGATCAAACCTCGCGTGCCATGAGGGCACTACTCCACTTTGATACTACTAGTATAACGACTACTGGACAAATGTCCAGCATTATTTTCCAAAGCGGCGAAAGATGCTTTTGGGATCTCTGGGGGAAATTGGATAGAAGCGGCTACACTTATGCACAAATGATGACGCTTTGTGACACAAAATGTGGGGTGTTTTTGTGGCGCAAAAGAACCCACAATTTCTTTCGCAGCGCGTTACAAAGAAGGGGTTGTTTCTATAACGGCTTCCCGAGCGGGCATAAATACCGGGAAAGCGGCCGGATTATACCCGAAGGGGTGCGAGCGGGAACATGGCTTTACACTAAGCGCGAGGCTTCGGTGCGGCGCTGCTCGAGGGTGTCCCAGAGTTCCTGCAGGGCGTTGAGCTGGCCGGCGGCGTGGGCGAGGTAGCCGGGTTCTTTGGCGGTGGCCATGGTGGCGACAAGCGTGCTGGCGTCGGCGATGCGGTCCTGCAGCTCAAGCATGACGGCGAGGTAGGCGGGCGGCGCCTGGTCGCGGGAGAAGGCGAGGGCGCCCTCGCGGTCGAAGTCTTCGTTGACGCTGTAGAGGTCAACTGGGATGGTTTTGGTTTTTGTGAACATAAGGTGTAGGTGCCCTAATTCGTCATCCGCGGCGCATTATGATGATTTCCAGCGCATGAATGGCGTTCTGCAGGTGCGGGCCGCAGTCCCAGCAGATGACACCGAGGTGATAGTCGCGGCCGTGAACATCGCCCATGCGAAGCGGCTTGGCACAGACGCCGCACTTGGGCGTGTCACTGCCGCGGCGTCCGGGGCGTAGGCGGCTGGGCGGGGCTGGCGGCGACATGGTCATCAGTAGCTGCCTCCTCCGGTTGATCGCAGGATGTCGCCCTCGACGTTCATCGCATCCGAAAGAACAACGTAGCGACAAAGATCTATCCAGTCCTTAACGCTTCCGCGTTTTCCGTCAGCCGCAGTGTAAGTTTGCAACGCATAGATTAAGTTTTTGCAGTTCTCCGAGATGTAGAGCTTCGGCTGGTTGCGCGCGTCCACCGGCTTCTCGGGGTTGTAGCTAAGGGCGTCATTTATCATCGACACGCCCTCATCGATGCTGTCGCCCGGTGTCGCCGTGAAGAGCATGCCGAGGTCGGCCATCTCGTCGATGAGGGTCGTTGGGGATTCCTTGCCGAGGGTGCGGGCGTTGCCGTAGCGCGAATCCATCCAGCGCTCAAAGATTTCCTCACCGCCTTCAACGCGCAGGATTTCGTCTTTGTAGCGCTCCAAGCCAAAGCCGAAGTCTTGCTGCGCGGGTCCGGGCTTGCCGTCGAGCTTCTTGCCATCCGGCAGCGCCCACTCGCCGGCATAACCAATGCCCTCAATGTATGACGTTTGGTCGGGCCACTCGCGGTAGACAACGATGCGGCCGGCAGTGTCATGCACCGTCCAGATCATCGCCCAGTTTTTGCCGCTGGCCGGATCGACCCAGTGGTAGCGGGTGCCTTGCGGGACATCCGAGGCGCGGATGACGTGGACCTTGGGATTGAAGAGCGGGAAGCGGCCGCTGATGGCTTTGGTCGGGACACCGTAAGCGCGGCAGAGGATTTTTTCTTTGGTCTCGCTCTGCAGCTCCTTTTTCATCCGAGACCAGCCGGCCCAGGGATTGGACTGCGTGTGGAAGTAAAGGATCGGGCGACCCTTCGGATTGATCTGCTCAATGGGCACTTTGTCGTAGCCGGAGATCTCGCCTTTGTCGTTTTTGAGCGGGAGCAGCTCGGCGTCGGTGTCGGTGATGGTCTTGGCGCCGGACAAATAGTCGGCCACGGTTGGCGACCAGCCTTCGACCGGCGTGAAGGTCACGGCGAGCTTGCCGTTGCGGTCTACGAGGCGGAAACGGAGGGTTTCGAGGACATCCAGCGGGACCAGCTCGTCCGCCCAGGCAAAATCGATCTCGCCGCCCTCCAGCGTGCTTGGATCTTGAGCGTAGTTGCGGAAAATGCAGATCGATTGGTTTGGTGCGACGAATTTTGCCTCGGTGAATCCGCCCTTGACGCTGTAGGTGATGTTGGTGATCTGGCCTTTGCGCGCGTTGCGCCACTCCGGCGGCATGTATTTCCAGATGCGCGGCTGCTGAAGCTCAATGCTGTTCGGAGCAGTGGTTTGAAAGCACCAGACAACGGCCCCGGGCTTGGAATACATGGTCTTAATAACTTCCTTGGCCGCCCATTCGGTCTTGCCGCTGCGGTTTCCGCCCATGACGAGAATTTCGCGGTGTTTTTCGAGCAATTCGGACGCGCGTTTCCACACCGGCGGGATGTAGCCATAGCGGAACGGGTCTGATGCCTCGCGGGCGATCAGTTCTTCGCGTGTTTTGAGATATTTCCAGCCTTCGTCCGGTCCCAGTTTCTCGAGCAGGTCGAGATCGACCTGCATGACGGGGTGCGGTGTGGGCTTAAAGCGTTGTGCGTGCTCGTTCACTAAGCCGCAATAGCCTCCATGACCATTTGCATGGGCTTGTCGTTTCGCGTAGACAGCCTCAAATACCGGCGCAGTCCTTCAATTTGCTCTTGGTCTCCGCGCATCCATCCTGTGCCGTCGCAGGATTCTACGCCGTGCTCATGGCACTGCCAAAGTCGGCGCTCGGTATTGACGCGGCCAACGTGAACGCGCTTCCAATGCTTTGACCAGACTCCAAGCGTGGCCCATTTCCAGTCGGTCGATCCTCCGACAAAAATTACTTCTGCGTCTTGCGGCACGTCATGCGGCTCCATGCCATCTTGGACGACAAATGCGAGCGGAACGTGCGGGGCCGCGAGGCGAATGCGACTTGACCACTCTGGCCACAGGGCTTTTGTGGCATCCTTGTCTGCCACAACGTCTGGCACCGCAATCCACCTTGGCCGCTGGTGGCCCCTAGTGCGATCAATCAAGTCAAGAAAGGCGCCCTCGTCCCATCGCTTGTTGTTTTTCCACGCCGTGAACGCTCCGTTGTCAATCGCGTAGGAAAGCCAACTCGGAGGGCGTCGCCAACCTCCTGGGCTAATAAGCCAGCCGATCCGGCCTTCGTGCTTGCCTGCGAGATAGCCTATTTCTATGCCAGAATTATTTGAGGGCATTACCAGCATCTGCAATGGCTTTCAGTCTGACTTGGCACGCACCACATTGGCCGCACGGCTCGTTGCCGCCCGCGTAGCATGACCACGTTTCTTCCAGCGGCACGTTTAGCCGCCATGCAATATCAACCACCTTGGCCTTAGTTCGGACGATGTAGGGCAGATGCACTTCCATTCGCCGCGTGTGGCAGCACCGCAGGGCAAAATTGAGGTGCTTCATAAAGTCGGCGCGGCAATCGGGATAAACCTCGGCATCGTCGCCGTTGACCGCGCAGGATACCGCCGTGCAGCCGTGCGAGAGCGCATAGCTTGCTGCCATAGCGATCAAGACCATGTTGCGGTTTGGCACGATGGTCGGATGGCCCACAAGCGGCTGGCCGTCTGGGTTGGTCATCGCGCACCGATCAAACAACTGATGCGGCAATGTGATCTTGTCGTATTTGACGCCCAGCTTGGCGCAAGTCGCCTCGGCAAAGGTCAGTTCTTTGATGTGCCTTTGTCCGTAGTTGTAGAGCAGGCAATGGGCTTTGTGGCCTTGATGCAGAAGGTCGTAAAGTAGGGTGGTGCTATCCAGCCCGCCCGACATGAGATGAACGAACTTAGCCATTGGTTAGAATCACGTTTGATGTTGGGGTTTCGCGGACTTCGACGCGGGAAAGCAGCGGCAATCGCGGCTGCAATTCGCGCCAAAGCCACGCGGCAAGGTTTTCGGCAGTGGTCGCGCATGGCAGGATGTCGTTGAGGTTTCGGTGATCGAGGGACGCCACGATCGGCTTCACCACGGCGCTGATGTCCGCGTAATCCTGCACCCATTCGTTAGCGATCGGGCCGCACACGCCAACCAGCACTTCGTAGCTGTGGCCGTGCAGCCGGTGGCATTGATGGCCTGCCGGGAGATGTGGCAGCGAGTGCGCGGCCTCAAAGCGGTAGGTTTTAGTAATTTCGTATTTCATTAAATAGATCGGGCGCCGGCCGGTGCGTCTGCGCGGACGCCAGCTCTCCCCAGAGCCGTTGGTTAAACCGGCGCGGCGCCCAAAATGTCCAAAGTCGGATTCTCCGCGGCAGCGAGCTGGTCGATGCGCGCGGTCAGCCACCGGCCGTTGTCTTCGCGGCAGACGGTGACGTAGTCGTTTTCGAGGCCGCCCTGCGTGACAACGTAGAGCACTCGGCAGGTGCCGATGCCGTCTACTTCAACGCGGAAGTTTTGGGGTGGCCAAGAGATCATGGAAAAGATGTGCAGGCGCCCCACTCGTCTCGCTCGGTGGAGCTGGGCATCCCGGAGATGGTCCGCGGCGTCACACCACATGAACGCCGGCGAGAACCCGCTTGAGCCTGCAACTTGAAAGTCATTTG